GATTTGGTGCTTGTGATGCAAATGTGGTTTTTCCGATCTTCCCCGCCCCGTAGATGATACCCATCGGGGGCTTAGGTTTCTTACCTGAGGTGATGGAGGTTAGGTCAAATGGCATGATTCTCTTTCTTAGAAGGTTTGACAGGATTGTCAAATGGTTTATCGGGTAAGGTCGTCAGCAGCAGTCAGTGCTTCTTCGCACTCAACATCAAGTTCCCATTGAGAGACCATGTTGTCGATGTGCTTGCACAGATGTGATGAATACGCGTAGTCATTGTATTGAGCTAGGAACATCTTAATTGGAATTGAGCCTCGAACACCATTGTGGTGCGATAACTTTACGACATTACCGTGCCGATGGAGTCCAATAACTTGATCACTGGGGGTAATCACCTGTTCAGGGACAGGCGTCTTTGTTTTTTTACTGCCCTCAATGATCGCTGTTCCAAGCTGTGTTTCGTATCGATCTTGCCACGACCATGGCGTGGTATTCCACGTTTGCTGGACCGGAGCAATGTAAGCCTGAAAGTTCGAGTTGGAGTACCAACAACCTCCTTCGCTGATGCCAAGGGCTTCGTTGTAGATGATCGTCTCGCCGTCTGAACGCATGAACACGAGTTTGTTGCTGCCAATGACACCATTAATCAGACGCTTGAGTGATTCGTTGAATGGTCCGTGGATGCCGAATGGTGCCAGATTCTCGGCGAATTCCCTTGAGTCTGAATACTCACGATCGCCGTAGCCATGAATAATTCCGTTGTGAACCATAGCGACCTTGAGCACCCCATCTTTCTCAACAACAGGCCATGGATGCGTGTTCTCGGCAGTCTTTCCACCGTGGGTACCGATGCGGAAGTGCAACGTTGCTGGAACACCCTCAGGAATAGTCTTGCATGCATCCATAAACGCTTCAAACGTCATGAATCCCTTTGCGACTACGAGTTTGCCAGATTTGGCATACATGAATCCTGCACCATCTGCATTGGTTTGCCAACACCGTTGCAGTACTTCGAGTGATGGAAATGTAGATTCTTTTGGTCGATGAACGATGATGCACATGATTAACTAGCCTCTGAATTAGTGGATGGGATTGAGGGTACAAATGCGATGGATGGAATCTCGCCGGGAAAAGGGACTCCTTCGACAATCTCAAGATGTTGCGGCATTACCCATGCACGAATAGAATTTGTGCCATTGAAGGTTTGCGTCAATTCCACTCCATTAGTCAGTGAGGAATTTTCGAGAGCTACTGCCAAACCTTGGGCGTTAAAGGCACCTTGAGTTGTTCGAAGCCCAGGTCCACCGAGTGATCCGCCAGGACGAAGACGAACAATGCAGCGACTGATGTGTGAACCATATGCTTTACACTGTAATTCCCAGGCTTTGCGCTCCATAGTGGTAGCAAGTTCAGTACTTGCACGGTCCGCGCCGTCAAAGTCACGAACCCACAATAGTGATTCAGGAAAGCCAGCTTGCACAATGAGGTCGGCAGGACTTAGCCCGAATCTCTTTACGTCATGTGTCATCCATGCGATGGCACGAATCCAATTGCAGATGTGAATCATGTCCTCGCATGCGTCAAAGTCGGGATCTTTACCGTGGTCAAAGATAGCATGGTTACTGAAGCCACGACACTCCCATGTGTTTTGTTGATTGCGTGGTGCAATGTATTTGTACCCACCAGTACACCACTTCTTGAAGCTGCTAGATGGACGACCTGAGAGTGCGACGAGGAAGTCGAAGTGATAGTTTACCCAATCTACGTTTAGTAGGGTAGTGATTTCAGGAGCATCATTGAAAATTTCTTTTGACACATGAACGTGAAACGATGCCTTGTGTTCGCCACCGTAGTCTTCAGCACGGAAATCTTTCCGCAACTCCTTGAACATGGTTGCGAGCGTGTGGTTATTCTCATTGATCCAATCGTATGAGAGTGGATGTGACACCATCTCACATCCGTTAGTAAGCGAGGAATCGGTTGTGGAAACGATAGGTGGATGTCCCTCGACCTTACGAATGACGTCCTCGGCATATGTTTGCGGAGAGTCGTACGATTTGCTGTTGCGAATTGCTTCCAACTCTAACTCAAACCCGAATGTCGGGCTTACGTCCGTGGCATTGGCACGGCTAACGATCCAACCCATGTGAGGCGCTTGCTTAGGGCTGGCCTTAGAGACGCGACACCGGTCGCAGAATCCTCGTGAATCGACATTGATTGGCTTATTAGAGGTTATCCCACACAATTCACACGTGTGAAGGCCTGCCTTCTTGATGTTCCCCCTGTAATATACTTTGCCGTCCAGTGTAACTCGACGAGAGATGTGAGGGCTCTGATCGTACGCACATCGAAACACTCCTGCCCAAGTGGCATATCTTCGGTGATTACTAAGCCAGATGGATAATCGTCGTCTTGGATGTTGATCGATGCAACTGGAATATCGGGCAATGTATGGTATTGCTGAACGTATGCCACAAACTCACGCATCGTTCTATGTACCGTTGAAGCTGCTGTACGTGAGGGGACTGGAATGTCTGAGGTTATATCTGCTGTAAGAGGCATGATGTGGTTCTCAATTCTGTGTTAAGATGGAATTGGAATTGTGGTGATTTCGCTAGTCATGCGCAAGTATGGGATCACTAAATCTAAGATGGCCTCTCGATTGCCTGAGGTGACGCACACCTGCCTAATGATGTGCTGTAATTTCGGACGTAGTCTAGACAAGACTTGATGTCCACTTAGTTCACCATAACAACCTGAATCAACTGAGAACCCATTTGAATACACGGGAACCAAGATTGATTCGCGAGCTGGACTGTTTCGCAGTGCATGAATTTGACGCAATACATTATCTTGGTTAATTAAATTTGCATAGCTGCCAGTCTGTAATCGACATTCAAGTGGTTGTCCTAGCCATACACCATCTACAACAGTAGGTGTAATCAATGTTTGGTCAACTGATTCAACCTGAGGTGATTCAACCTGAGGTGAATCAACCCGAGACGATTCATCGGTCAAAGGCAACACATCATCTGGCCCACAGATCCAATCCCAATCAGTGGGAAAGTCGATGTATTCTTTCTTCCAATTTTTACAAAGACAACTCACTTGATTTTCACTCACGTTAATCATTGTTAGAAGCAATGCATTACGCTTACTACGCGGATTCAATATCCCAGTAGTTAACCAATTATCTCGGTCCGTGATTACATTAATGTTCGTGTCCGTGATTGAGATGATGTTCGTAAGCCAGCGTGAGTTTTTGTTGTTTTTCCCACGAGTGACACCGAACCAAAAGCCATTTATTTCTTCCAGTGCAATTTCCCGTTCACGAAATGGAATAAACTTCTTTGCTCGGCCCATGGCAGCTATTGTGCTGTCGCTGGGACGGATTTGGTGGGTGAGTGCTTCCCGCAACTCGGGTGTCGGCATCTTGGACAATGCATTCGATTCGTATCCAGCTTCAGTTTGAATTCCTCCATTGAGCCGGACGGCGCCCGCTTTTACGATCTGTGCATTTATTAAAAGAGATGAGTCGATGAACATTTGGTTCTCGTTTCTTGTTGGTTCTACATTAAAGAAACCCGGTCACTGTTGGTAATGACCGGGTGTTTGGCTTAACGGCGCGTGATTGGCGCTGGACGTGCAACAACGCCGAATGAAATCATCAGCAAGTTGAACAGACGAGTGTCCAAGGCTTCGATGGCCGCTTCCTTGGCAGCACGAATCGCATTTGAGACTGTCTCGTCATTCATGTACTGGCTCAAGTTGATGACACCCTCGTGGGTGCAACCATCTGGGGTCTTGCTGCGGCGGTGAGCCTCTTCAATGCTCGCATAGACCTTCTTGCCGGTTTGAATGCGCCCGGTTTCGTTATTGGTCCATGCGTTGACAAAGCCAACGGTTGGAAAAGCGTCGCCGTTTAAGTCGACGAGATTGAGATTGACGCGCATGATAGCTCCGTGTCCGTTATTGGGCTAGTTGAATCGCTGAATGCGATTGGCAACCAGTAGACTGCGTCTAATTCACATCCCATGTGGTTAGACGCAGTCTGGTGGTAGTCAAAGCGTATGGACTCTTCTAATGTTGGCAACTGTTTACTTATAATGTTTCTCGTAGATCTCTTTAGCGATGCGTTCGTGTTCTGCATCCCACTTGGCTAGAAGATCTGCAACTACTTCTTCCCTGGTTCCTCTACAGAATCCAAGGAAGCCTCCAGTTTCGATGTTGGAGACACTGCCCTCCCACTTGCTTCCATGTGCGGTTGAAATTGAAATACTGTAACTGTCCATGTGTGCCAGTGCATCACGTTCAGCAGCCAGCATGTGTTCGGCTTCGATAGCTTCTTTCTCGTCTCCTGGAAGGGGTGGGTTGGTCATACTCATTTGATCATTCTTTCAATCAGCAACATGAGGAGGTTGAAGAGTGTCATTGTAGGTGATATTCCTCAATCATTTCTTCGGCCAAGTCTCTGTCTTGGTTGGGAAGAAGGGTTAACTGGCTTTCGCTATACCACGCAAGCTCATTAACAATTTTACCGTTTTTTAACATATAAATGTCGTAACTGTCAATGTTGTATCCTCCGTGGAGTTGCGAATACGTTCCATTTACAATCGCGTCAAAGTCAGAATTAAAATGACTCATCTCGGGGGTCTTCTTTTTGTCAACTACGATATGAACAAACGATAGCTTTTTAAATTTCTGTTTCATTTCATTACCTCCTTGGCAATCTTGATGATTGCATTTGTTCCGTGCTTATTGTAGTTGAGATTGAATAGTTTACACTCTTTCTCACTTAAATCATTACATCCGGCACGTACTTCTGCCTCTTTAGCAATACACCATTTAATGGCTGTTTTTTGGATGGTAATCATTTCATCATCTGCCTTGCGCGTTGCGCTTTTAGTAAGTGTGAGCGATACTGGCCATATGAATTGAGATATTTTACCGTCTCAAGTCGTAGCTCAATTTGCTTGCCGGTTACGGCATATGTGAACATACGTAAGCTCGCCGTGTCAGCTTCAATCCACGCAAGTTGCGCTTGCTTGGCGAAGTGGTATGCTGCGTTGTGTAGGGATGTGCGGATTGGTGTCATTTTTTTATTCCATATGCAATGTAATCTGCGTTCACGATTACTTGCATGAGCCCGTCTAGTGTTTTTTCATCATAATTCATTTAATTCCCCACATTCGCAGTATTCCATGCCGCATTGATCGCATACATCTACACAAGCCCTAAACTCTCTCTTTGCGCCTTGGCCTCTTTCTTTCACAGCGTACTCGTTCAATTCACGCAAGAACTCAAGACGACGTTCGGACTTTTCTTGCGTGGTGTAGTCGATATCTTCCCACTCCGTCCACACCAACTCTGAGGACGCATGGAGTTTCCTTGATTGTATGTTCATCTTATCACTTTCTATATTCAAAGTAAATGAACACGATTACACCTATAGACAGTGCAATCATGATGGCACAGCATATATCAGACATTAGAATGTAACCTTAGCGTAGTGCGTGATGATGGCATGATCATCACAAGTTGCCATGAGATTGATCCACCCGATGACGTCTTCATCAAGTGATGACACGTCAATAGGTGACTCATGCCGGATGAGTCTGCGTACGACCTTCCGCCCACGGATGATCGCAATCATGATGATTAGTTTAATGTATTCCATGGTTCTTCCGTTCTAGATTTAAAGCGTAAACAATTCAACCCAGGATTTATTAGATCCTGGGTTGTCAATTAACGCTTTCGTTAGTTGTCCATGCGTTAGCGTTTGCGCGTTGCATTTCATTGGAGCGTATCCAATCGCATGGTTATTTATATCGCTAGCACTGATCTAGCGCAAGTATCGCACACTTGCTATGCATTTATTACGTATCAATAAATTAAGTCCCCTGGATTCATTCCCTGTCGACGTCAGCATTTGTCAGATGCATATTCGTGTATTGGAATGGGGTACCTATTCGGCATGCGTTCTACAACGCACGGCTCATTAGGATGAGCTAGGTAAATTGCGACAACCACATGCAAATCAATGCATGCTTGGCTCCGTGTATGGCTTTCCGCTTTTTCAGGGGAAGTTAAGAGTCTATCGGCATCAACGCGAGGTATGATGGCGAGACTACATCCGACACGGTCCGTAAGTTGTCTCAGGCTATAGAATTTTCAATTAAACGATACGGCAATCAATTGGCTCGCCATGTTATTGGCAAGCCTAAGATGGTCGAATCAAGCGGCAGCAGTTGCTACGGTCAACGATGCAGGCATAGCCGACAGTAGGGCAATCGCGGCACGAATGATAATAGCCTCTTCCCAGGCATGGGCGGCGGCGCAGTCAGTGGCGAAGTCGGCAGACTTGAGTGGCGCAACGGTAGCCAAGCGTCCGGCAGCACTTTGCAGGTGTTGCAAGGCTTCCGCACGATTCCGACGGCCCTCGCGACTGACGGCACGAAGAAGCGTGCCAGTGAAAGCTTCGCCAGTTGGAAGTTTCTGCCAACGGTTGTGAGCGGAAACAATCCCCTTTGCGAGTGAGAGTGGGCTTGTGCGTGCGTTGATGGTCATGGTGCTTTTCTTTCTATGGGCGCTTTTCGCGCGGTGCTTTGTTTGCTCGCATGCCAACATGACAGACAAGCGATGTGATCTGAGATGGCGTTATAAGCTAGGATTGTTGAAGAGTCAATAGGGAATTTTTACGTGAGGATTTGGCGAGCAGGTGAGTGGATGACTTGAAGATGTGTAGTGTCATGGTGGATAGACTATATGCTAGAAGTGTGCCAATGGCATATTGAAGAGTTTCATGCGTTATGAGATGTAATGATGAGAGAGGTGACAGAATATGGCGCAAATATTGTCAGTCGGTGACAAAGGGTGGCACAGACCTATAAAATAGGGTCAATTCTTACTCTTTACAATCGTTTACTATTATTTACAGGGGTGTAAAGAATAGAAGTCGTTAGTGTATAAGCACTTATGTTGAAAAAAGGCTCTATTCTTATCATTTACACGGGGTAGATAAATAGAAAGAGAAAGAGAGACAATAAAGTAGAAATAATATGAGAGGGATAGTTTTAAAAAAAATATCTGAAATAGAGAATACAGGGAATGTAAATGATAATTAGAGAAAAGAAGACAACCCATACTCTACTAACGTTATCGAACGAACCCATCAACTACTAACCTATATAGCAGTCAGTGGGTCGAAGTAATTCCCGAGAGGTATATAGTGGCGGCCCTTGTCGTTAGTGACAATCAATAGCGATAGCATAATCCTATGTGGTATATAGTATATGTTAAGTGCTGCATACTATAAGGTGTTTATGTTATGCTATAAGTATTAAGGTATGTTGAGCTATTAGTATGTTAGTTCATGGCAGGAGCACCCCGGAGGGTTGGATCATCCGAGCGCGTATAAAATAAATTAAGGTCCCTCCACCAGCGCGACCAAAAATCCAAATCATATCTTATAAGGTTGACAACTCAAACATGCCCTATACGATACAGGAATGAAAACCACACCATGGATCGCATCTATACACCCAGTGCCAAATGCACATAAGGGACAGCCCGTAAGCTTTATTAAACGAACAGACGGAAAAGATTTTCACATCGGGGTGATCTTCCCATTAGATGTGCCCACTGAGAAGCTGTGTGTGCTCGTAGAGGAGTTGCGTGAGGCTCTTGACGATGGCTCCATAGTTCTAGGTAAGGAGTTCTCAGGGAGCGATGAGTTGACTTTCCCCTATAACGTTGGTCACCAAACATCTATTGACACCCACCCAAGTCCGATACCATAATGCCATGGCCCTATCACCAACACCCCTTACCATGTGCGATTAATGGACTTGATACCTATCCAAGCTGAGGTAACCGCTTATGCACCTAACAGTGCTGTATGCCAGACGACCAACATAACGTTCAATGGAACTAGCACGGATGAGCGGCCATATGGATTGGCATGCGATCGTAAGATTTCTATTGGAACGATCATCTATATCCCGGCAGGGATTGACGTACTAGACAGAGCCAGGGCATTTGACCGGGCGTTCATTGTTGACGATCGGGGAGGTGCGTTGGATACCAAAGCCAAGCTCCATCCTGATCGCATCCACCTCGATCTCAGAGTGAAGGACGTAGAGTACGCCAAAGCCTTCGGCCGTAGGATCATCACCGTTTACATTGACGCTAAGGATGCACACCATGCCACGCGGTAAATGCATAAAGCCTGCCCTGAAGCCAGTTGCACTTTCTTGGGAAGGTCTACCCAATATCTCTTTCAATGCGTCTACAATCGCTCATGTACGACTCGAGCATATTCGTCATTTAATTCCTCCGCCTTTACAGTTACGTTCCTTACTTATGACGGTCTAATCATGCCACAACCTCGACTCTATCCTGACGGCGTATGCCTTAACCTTCAGGTGTCATGCCCCTCTGATCTGAAGGACGACATACAAACCTTAGCTAATGCACAGCGCGTTTCCGTAGGTGTGTTCCTCGTTCCCTTCCTCAGGGAGATTGTGGCCAATGCATATCGACCTAAGGACGAAGGTGCGTCATGAGTTCTATCCCCACTTGGCCAGAGGCGCCCAACTCACGGCAGTTACCCGCCTTCGTCGATTGGGTGAGAGCCCATCCCGACTGCGTTAAGACCATCACCCCCGGCATAGCTAACATGCTGCCGCCGCTCGCCATTGAGGCGCTCTGCAATCGGCATCAGCATCTGCTCAAACAGTTCCCTGAAGAAGTGCAGGCCATCATCCGTGCGCGTAAGGAAGGGCGGTCTACGTCGACTACCGTGCTGACGCCGGTACGGTTCACGTCCATTAGCAAGCGGATGGAAGAGATCGAAGACATCCGTGCCAAGATCCCGGTAGAGGCTTGCCTCGCCATGCTTCTAGCCGGAGCCTCCACTGGCGAAATGGATGGATGCATCCTGCAAGCAAAGGAGCGTATCGACATTCTCAAGTACCTCGTGAACCGCGTCATTCCCGAGGCGAAGAGCATTGATACGATCGAGCGTGGCGTCAACCTCGACCGAGTCAGACGTTCAGCTAAAGAGATGACCAAAGGCGAACTGTCCAAACTTTCCCAACAAGAACTCCTTGCCCTCATAGAAGATGACGAGCCAACATGACCAATCCAAGTATTGATGCTGCCGCTAATGATGCGGTGAATCACCCCTCCCATTACACAAAGCATCCAAGCGGAATTGAATGCATTCAAATCACTGAACACATGAGTTTCAATCTCGGTAACGCGGTCAAATACATTTGGCGTGCTGATCTTAAAGGTAATACCATTGAAGATCTACGTAAAGCCCAATGGTACATCGACCGTGAATTGGCAAAGCGTCAAAATGAACAACCTACTTGCCGAGTGGAAACGCCGAGACCAAATAGACTTTATCCACGGAGTTGGAACATTCCGCCATCGTAATGCTGTCGAATGCAAGAACCGTCCAGTCATTGACATTGCAACAATGACCAGTGATCCAGTCATCATTCGACAGTGTGCATTCATCGCCACCCACCAACCTTGGTTTAACTACAATCATGAAGAGTGACCCAATCCATCAAATGTTTCTCGCGCAGTACCAACTGTTCGATATTCAAACACAAACCGCACATGCGTTCTTGGACTCCAAGCACGTAGTACGTACGGACTCTCAACGACAGCCATACACCCTAGCTCAACGCATCGCAAAGATGGTTGGCGATCTTCCAGCAGAAGCAGTTCAGCAAGAAACAGAATCGCGTGAAGACGAGGTGATCACTCCATTCAATCATTCTCCGAACACGTATAATGGATTTAACTTCAGTGATAGTTGATCCAGTACGTCGTGAATTAGCGAGACGTGAATTAGCACGGCGTGATTTCCGCACGTTCGTGCAGTTCGTCATGGGGCCGACGTATAAAGAATGTGCTTTCACCATCAAGCTATGCGCTATCGTACAGCAGTTCGTTGAAGACATCGAAGCTGGACTTGGACCACAGTTAATTCTTACTACGGCCCCAAGACATGGTAAAACTCAGCACGTCACGCGCATGCTGCCAGCGTGGTTTCTTGGAAGAAACCCAACCAAAGAGTTTATCTCTGTCACGCACTCGCAGACACTCGCTGACTTAAACGGCGGTGACGTGCGTGAGGTATTGAACTCATCTTCATACAAGGACTTATTCAAAGTCGAAGTGGATCGTTCATTTAACTCAAAGGATTTTGTCAAGTTGGTAGGCGGCAAGAATTCGTTTACCAGTACATCCGTCGAAGCAGGGCTTCCCGGTAGGGGAGCGGATGCGTTTGTCATTGATGACGTCCACAAAGGAACCGAAGACGCGGATTCTAAAACGATACGCGATAAGATACGCGGCTGGTGGTCCGGCACAGCGAGCAATCGTATCATGGCCGGTGGTGGCGTGCTTATCACCTGTACCCGCTGGCACGTTGATGATCTTATCGGTACGCTGCTTGACGGCGAGCAATCGCACAACTGGACGGTGCACGAGTTTCCCGCTGTGGTTGACGAAGAGAAAAAGATCGCACTGCATCCGATCCTGGTGCCGTGGGATACGCTCATGCAGCGCAAGGCCAACGCCTCGCCACGGCATTGGGCCGCGTTGTACCTATGCAAACCGTACATTGAAACGGGCGCATTCTTCACGCAGGACATACTAAAATACTACGACGACCAAGCCCCCACCGCTCCGGCGCTGTTCAAGAAGCTGAACTGGATGCTGTCGGCTGACTATGCCACTTCCACGAAGACCTCGGCTGACCGCACATGCGTCTTAGCGGCGGGCATCTCGCACGATCGCGACATCTACATTCACCCTGGCATGATCTATGGGCAGCTTGATCCGCACACTGCGGTAAAGCGCACGGTAGCCTATGGCAAGTCAATGAAGACGTACGTGCTTGCCCATGAGAAAGGGGTTATCGCGAACACGCTTGAACCACTGTTTCAAATCGAAAGCGCCGCACAGAACCACTACTTCGCAACCGAACGTTATGCTCGTACCAATGGTAAGCACGAGGTTGCCAACGCCATTAAGGGCTTGATGCAAGCAGGTAAGGTGTACCTTCCCAAGTCGAAGCGGGCGCTCATTGAACCACTGCTTCTACGGTTTATGCCGGACTCCGATGGCGAAGATGATCTCATCGATGCCTTGGCGGGTGTCGGTATCACGATGAACAAGTTGGTACGGCCACCGCCTCCCGAACTTCCCACCTTGTCAGGAACAGAGAACATGCTACAGTTCAATTCGCGGATGTTCCGCGAAAAGCTCGAAGAGCAGAAACGCGAACGTGAAGGAACAACCGATGATCAGGATGAATGGTAATGCGCTTAATTATTCCTTGCTTGCTTGTCTGCTCGTTGTGCTCGTGCTTCAACTCACGTCATGCGCCATCGTCCCCAATGCCGGACCGATTCTCGGTCCACCAGTCGGAGGGGATAACGTTGACCACCTCACCGTTACCGTCGACCGACTCGCATTCCTCGCTGGACTTGCAGCAATTGCCATCGTTGCCGTTGGTATCTTCGTCAAAGAATACAGCACCGCAGTCATTGGAGGGGCCGCTCTTGCTGGCCTTGCTTTGGTTTTCTTGCTCCTCCCTGCTATTGCGGCTGTTGTCAAGTGGATTATTATCGCGGCAGTGGTCACGGCTGTCGGCGGTGTTGCGTGGCTGGCGTACTCACGTTGGAAAACTACCGTTGCTTTGCGGCTTACGGCATTGCATGGCGACCGCATGGAAGCAGCGGAGACTGCTGGCGATGTGGCTGTTGCTAAAACGATCTCCCATGCCGAGCAAGTACAGTCCGGTGTCGCAGGACTCATCGAAAAAATACGCGGCTTACGCGACTAAACTCTTTCCCACTCTTTCGTTACAGAAACCCACCATGACTAACGATGCGCTTAAACCTCTTCTTACTAAGTACATTCAGCTCCTTCGCGACAGCAACCAGCGCGAAAAGGCTGAGCAAACCGAAGCCATCATAGGTGAGTATTTCAATCCGACAGTTATCAACGCCATTTTCGAATCCGTTGTTTCCGATCCGGTAATCGAGTCCGTACCTGAAACGGTTGTTGATGTTCCCGTGGAAGTAGTACCTGTAGAAGCTGTGCCTGCTGTCGACGTACCTGTTGTATAACAGGTAAGCGAACGCTTGCATTCATTGCAACGTCCTTAGTGTGGGCGTTGTCCGGGGTTCTATCCCTCGGCAACCCACACCAAAGCATCCCGCGAACATGCGGGAGAACCCAAGGACTATCCCATGCCTCAGCCAGCCATTCAAAATCCATTGTTTGCAACGCTTCTCGCGTTGCCAGCCGCCACTCCCGCCGCTTCGGTATCCGCACCGATTCGTCCCGGTTGGCGCCCTTACACCGAAAAGACTCGCGGCAAACGCCCGTCGACTCTCGTCTTCAATCGCGGTCTTTCTGGTGTCGTAGCTCCCACTACGTCTGCACCATTTGGCATTTTCGGTTGCGACGTTGCCTACGACAGTGCTTCGTTCGGCACCAACACTTCTGGTCAGGCATTGGCTGGCACCGATCCATTGGGTTCGTCACTCAATCTGTCCGCCTCTGCCGTTGCAGGTTGCTACGTTGACACCGTCCGTGTCAGTGGTGGCGCTGGTACCGGCGTCGGGTTCATCGCGATCCTGAATCCCGGTTTCGGTTATTTGGCTTCAGCTCCTCCGGCTGTTACGTTCACCGGCCTTGGCGCTGCTGCGGGTACCGCAGTGGTGTCGATCGATGGTCGTGTGGTCGGCATCACCATGACCAACATCGGTACGTTCGCGCCTACCGGCGTGATCTCGATCGCAGCCCCTGTCAACGGCACCACAGCAATCGCTGCGTTCTCCGCTGGTCAGGTCACCACGGTCAACACGCGCATTCCTTTCTCAGCACACGCGCCAACGACCCCCGGTGCTGCGTACTGGTTTGCTACGTGGAAGGATCGCATCATTGCTTGCAGCACTGGCTACTTGGCCACGGTTACTGCGAACATGGGTATCGATCCCGACCAGCATCTGCTTGGTATTAGCTCCGCTGGCTCGTACATCAACGCCGGGTTTACCGTGGCTTCCGCCACGCATCCTGACGGTACGCCTGCCATCGGTCAGTTGACCTTGGGTCTTGGCGTTCCGAATGGTGCGTTCATCATTGTGTACCGTGGTCTGATTCGTCAGGTCATCTCACCACAGGCATCTAATGGTCTTATCCGTATGCCGATCCGCACATTGGATCTGATGTGGATGGGCGGTAATGCCACCGCTGGTGTCGGCGAAACGTCGGTCATCACCTGTTCTTTGGAAGCCACCTCTGGTTGATCTAAAGTAGCGTCAAGACCCCGTCATCCTTCATTGGGTGGCGGGGTTTTGGCGTCATGGACGACAAGCAAGAATTGCCACCGCGCCCTACGGTCCCTTCCAAGGTGCGGGCGTTTGTCGATAAGTGGTGGGAAACTACGGCCAACTGTCCCGATCAAGATGCAGCAGTACGCGCTTCTCGGGAATGCTTAAAGACTTTATTTCCTGCCGAGTTCGATCGCACCGATCGGTATCGCGGTAGCGTTCCCACTGAACTACGTTCACGTAAAGATGATCGTCGTGTGCGCACGAATCTGATTTATCGGAACGTCTTGCAGACCGTTGCGATGACTGTTCCCGATGATCATGAAGTCAAGTGGGTGCCAACTGACCAAGTAAATCAAACGGAAGAATCGCCCATTGACATGGCAATAAACCGCCTATCGAAAACGATGAAGGCAGTTGTTGAGCAGTATGCCGACGAAACGAATTTTCAAGAAGTAGCTGAAGGTGCAGTCCAAGACGCCTGTCAGTACCGTCTCGCCATTATCAAGTGTACGTTCGATCGCGACTTCGTTGAAGACTCAATCCGTACGCACTCAGAGGGCAATGATAAACAAGAAAACATCGAAGACCTTCGTGTCCTCGTTGAGGACTACCGCCGTAACCGTTTCACTAAGGATGATTCCAAGTACCTTGAGATGACGGACCTGATGGAGTCGATTGGCATCGGTGACGAACTCGAATTGTGGAAAGGTTTGCGTACTGAACTCGTCGCAATCGATTGCTTCCGATTTGATCCCTGTATTCGTGGCTACGAACAAATTTATGATTCGTCGTGGATGGCACATGACGTGATGATGTCGCCTGAAGACATTCGTGCTAAGTTTCCCTTTAAACTAATTAAGGATGAAAATGGTGCGGATACAACGGACTGGACCGGCGTACATCCCGATGACTTGGGTACCGCTCAGCAGAACCAAAGGGGAGGCATGTCGTCTGCCCCTACCTATTACGGGAACACACTCGAAAAAGGAAAGGGCCCTTCGGCTCGGCCCGACTCGCCAGCGGAGATTGCGCGGCTGATGGTTCGCGAAGTGTGGACCAAGAAGCTCGGTCGTGTGTTCACGATGATCGATGGCATCCCGTATCCAGTTGCATCGTGGGTTCCTACGAAGACCCCGAAGCAATGGTACCCATTCCGCGTGTTGCGCATGAACCGCGTCACCGGACAAGTGTATGGCCACAGCGACGTTGAGTTGCAAATGGACATCCAGCATCGTATCAACCGTAAGCATTCCGATGAAGAGAAAGCCCGCTGGCTGTCATTGCCACGCGGCGTCTACAACACACAGGGTATCGACCAGCACGAAATGAATAAGATGCGGGATCACAATCCCGGCGAATGGAAGGGCTTGAACCTCGGCGCAGCCAAGTCCATTAAAGAAGTCATGGAGTTCCAGCAATTCCAGTTCGATCCGGCATCGTTCGACACGACCAATGACAAGGTCGAATTGAATATGATGGCGGCTCAACCGTCACAGATGAGTGGGTCGACCGGCTCTGGTGACGCACGTTTCTCGTCGGAAGTTTCCGCAGCCATGCAGGGAGCCGCGATCTCCAGCAACGCACGCGGAACCACAATCCGCAAGTGGCTAGAAGGTACATATGAATTGTTCGCGGAGATCCTGCTACAAGAACTTGAACCTGAAGACGCGGCTGAAGTAGCTGGTCCAGGTGCGTTCTGGCCACACATCTATTCGCAAGCCGATGTTGACAAAGCCACGCAACAGATGGATCAAGATGTCGACATGGAAATGGCCCAACAGCAGCAGGCCGCTCAGCTCCAAGCGCAAGCAATGTCTACTGAAGCAATGCAGATGGGCATGCCGCCACCGCCACCGTTCATGCCAATGGATGACATGACGAAAGACACGGCACGTGCGACGGCTATTGCTCAAAAGAGCATGGAGCAATTCGGCTTCCCCGAACCCGTCAGCCGTGAAACGCTGTTCCGTCGCATGCATTGCAAGGTGACCGTCGCGCTCAATACGCAGGCCGATCGCGCACAGCGTATTCAATCCATGCAGACGCTTGGTGCGACGTTGCAAATGATGGCCCAAGCAGCGGGAACTATGTCACAGTCGCTTGCTGCAACGGGACAGGCTGTGGTGTTTAATCCAAAGCCACTTATCCGTGCTGCAAAGAACTTGTTCAATGCGGACGAAGAAGTCGAAGAGATGTTTCAACTTATCCCCTTGGCACCCCCTCCAATGGCGCCTATGCCGGGCGGACCACAAGCAGGCGGTCAGCCAGGACTTCCGCCGCCTGTCGCTGGTGCGAGTGCCCCGCAAGACAGCAAGTCTGACAAAACAAAAGCAGGACCGTTGGACGCGCCTATCAACTCTCCAAACTCGGCAGTGAACCCGGTCTAATCAACTGGGTGTTGATTTGTAAGTGAGCGTTTGTATACGTATCTTATATGCCAGACGAAACGGACGTAACACTGGGCTCGTCCACCAGTGAATCGCTTGACTCCACTACGGATTCAGGTGTTAGCTCGGCAGCTAACGACACGCAACTAGGTAACCAAACCACCGAAACGGCAGTTACGGACGGCGCGGAATCAAGCGGCGTTGGACCTCCTGATGATGCAACGGCGCAAAACGCAGTTGATTATCTAACGGGAAAGAAGTCTGAAAAAGCAACCAAGCCTGAAGCTAAGAAAGTCACTGATCCAGCGGTACCTCCTAAAGAGGAATCGAAATCTGAGGTCAAAGATGACGAAGCTTTCGGTGAAGACTATTCTGAACGAGATCGTAAACTCACTGGCCGTAAGGCCGAGAAGCGTATTCGTGAACTCCACGGTAAGTGGAAGGAATCGGAAACCCGCTTTGAGAACGATCCAATCGTACAGCAGGGCCGCGAGTTTGCGGCTGTGGTTGATGAGCACGGCGTTCGCGCTGATCTCGCTGACCTCGGCCAAGATGGCGATAAAGCCGTAGCAGGATCGATTCGATTCAACGCTGCGCTCAATCGCATCTTCACGGGCAAACCGAAAGCGGGCGATCAGCAAGCGGTATCAAGCGTGCTGACTGCCATGGATACGGTAAGGAAGTCATTGGGTCTGGAAGCTAGTGGTACATCAGAGTCGGTACTCAAAGAACTTGAAGACGCGCTTACACAAACGAAAGAGGATTATGACCTCACACGTTTGGAGAAGCTTGTCAGCAAGCTTAAAGAGAAGAAGCCTGCTCCTATGGCGATTCAACCTCGCCAAGAGCAGCAGGTAACTCAGCGGCCGGAACAAGAGGATCCTCGCCACGCAGTCGAACAGAGCTATGAAGCCGATCGACTTGGTGAGGAACTTACGAAGGACGGTGTCAAGGATCACGCCAAGTATGTCGCTGACAAACTATGGCCGCGCCTAGTCAACAGCCTTCGTGACAAGTACCCACAGCACAATCCAGTCGCGCTCTACAAGACCCTTTCTCCTTCGATACAACGCGATCTGCACGTACGCGCACACAAAGAAGTTCAGAAATCGCTTCAGGCAACCAAGCCTGTCGCAGCTAGTCCCGCAAACACGACACGCCCTGTGTCGGGAACGGGTACACGCGCTGCTTCAAGCAAGGGGCCTGAGACGGGTGCCAAAGCTGCCATCTCGTTTCTATCTGGCGGATAAAATCCGCAGGACTCTCCCATGCCCATTACTAATGACTCCCTCACGCAAGATGAACTCGATTATCTTGTCTATGCCACCCTCTCGGAAAAAGTCGCTAATCGCGATGAAGTGATCCCATTGGATCGCATCGATACTCCGACCTACAACTTCATGATGCGCAAAGCCAAGAAGAACGGCGACCCCGTTCGTGGCGGCTACCGTTTCAATGTTAAGGGGCTGCGTAATCAGCGCCTGACTTGGTGGGATGGCTTGGACATTCTGCCGTTCGAAGAACGCTACACCGGCGACGCTATGCGCTTCTATGTCGGCAAGCTGCATTTCGGCGACACCATGCCGTTCGACTTCATCGAACGCACGGGTATTCGTGTCGACTACAACCGGGGTATCCGTCCAGGTGGTCGTTCGTCCGAAGCCCTTGAGCGCGTTGTCAACGTGATCAAAGAGAACGCTGAAGACATCAAGTACAACATGCGCATCGAAACCGCTAAGGCTTTAATGAAGTCGAATGTGGATCAGCCCAAGGCTTTCATCGGCTTTGATGGTCTGCTTCCTTTGACCAATCCAACTGGTGGTACCATCGGTGGTTTGAGCCGCAGTAACGTGATCTTCCAGCATCGTGTGTCAACTGGTTGGACGGGTGATAATATCCTGTCGAACATCAGTAACTTCATCACCCTGTTGAATCGTCGCGCCAACGGCAAGAAGGTCGACTTCGTTTGTGTAGGCGACTACATGTACGAACTATTGATGAACGTGTTCACTGGTGCCAGTGCTGGTGGCGTAGCGGGTAATACAGTTGCAGGTAAGTGGGACTACCGTTCTATGCGCGATCACGCCGCTGCTGCGGGTGAGAAGTACAAGATCGGTCTTCCTCAGGATTGCTTCATGTACGAGGATATCCTCATCGTACGCGAACCAATTTTCGAAGAACTGCATCGTGAAGATCCAACCGCTGGTTGGTTGACCCGCGGCTATGCGTTCTGCTCGGACTACCTGTTCATGGTTCCTGTGCTGAGTGACGTCGTTGTTCCGCATCCAATGCCGTACAATCAGCGTACGCAGTTTACGTCGTACCATGGCGAGCTTACGCTAGCCTTGACTGTTCCAAATAGCGCCGGGGTCTTCACGACTTCCTTCGGTGGACTTGGAATGTTTCCCGGATAAGTGTTTGCTGTTATTGGTGTTATGCCAATATCAAAACCCATCCGGCCATCCGGGTGGGTTTCTTTTTGTCCCTTGACAAAAGTTGATAACCTAGTTAGTATCTGACTATGACTGTTCAAGACCTACAAAAAATCCTAGACAAGTGCTCTCCTTTTTCGCGGCTGCTACTTGGCGTCGGAGACGCGGTGTTGGAACTGGAAACCGTGTGCGTACGCGAAGACCACGAATCCGTTATCCTTGTTACTGAGTTTGAGGAAGAAGACGATGACGCCTGACGAAAACCCTTACGATGTCGAAGCCGATCTTGACGTTTTTCGCGCACTATCGAAGCGCATAGCGGAAGACGCGGTTGTCATTGAAAGTAATATGGTGCCGTACATATACAAAGCCCGACCAAGAAACATGAAGCGGGACATCGATCAACTAGCAGATGTTCTTAAATACCAAACTCCATGACCCCCGAGCAAGCCCATCTCTTACTCGGTCCACCCCCGCCATCGCGGACTTCCGAGTACAGCGCCTATCGTTATCGCCTCATGCGTATCCTTCATCCCGAAAGATACTTGAACAACCTCAAGAAGAAACAAGACAAGCATGTCAACTGCTCCCGTAGCCCCCGTTAAAAAGTCCGAACCGATGGTCGTGTTCGGCGGTGATGAACAGGTTCATCTCCACGATATGAAGCAAGTGACGTTCGGCGTCATGTGCGAAATGGTCTTCACCACGGACGATCGCGGTAGCATCAGCGCCACGCGCCCCTTGTATGAGTGGCCCTTGCTGAAAGCAGTCTACCAGCGTCGCGGTGGCTCTGGCGAAATCAAAGACACTTGGCTTTACCACCCTTTGACTGGCGCCCCTCAGCAGCCACGCGAAGTTCCCCTATCCCGTTATGTGCTGATGGCCGAGCAGGCTCGATGCGAGAAGAACTATGTGTACATGCTGGCCTCTGGTAAGCAGTCGATCTTTGAAAAGATCTACGGTGTCGGCGTGACCAATCGCTTTGTCAAAGTCGTCAACGACCAAGCACGCGCTTGGAACAGCCTCAAGGCGCAGATGTTGTCTGAAAAACGACACAAACCAACGCTGGTCGAACTCGAACGCCTTGCTGCCATCGCTGACCCGATGACCCCTGGCGAAATTGACATTGAAGAGATTCCAATCTTTGGTTCGCACGAAGATCAGAATCTTGGACTCGTTGATCTCGGTGATGATCTGGTTGGCGAACTACAGGGTTTCTTGGTTGAAAAAGGCCACGATCCTTTGGTTGCGGCATCCGTGGCACAGTTATACGGGAACAAGAACCTCAATGCGGCTTCGCTGGGTCAGATCCCAGCACTGCACCAAAAGGTATCCGAGTTGCGGCAGATCACGAATGACTTCAATGCCTGGGAGAAATCTAAGGCGGTTAAGAAATAACATCGGCTTGACGTAAGTGGGCGATTGGTTACCATGCCGGGATGGACTTGTTTCTATCCCGGCAGGAAATTCGTCGTGAGATATTCCAATCGGCAGGATACACGACGGACGCCTTACTCGGTTCGCAAGAGTACAACCGCGTAAATCTGTTGATCGATGACGCTAGTTTAAAAGTTGCAGGCATGTCGCGTTGGATTAGTTTACAGCGCCGTGCATCTGTGCCGCTTGATATGGATCAGCAAACGATTTCGTACCGTCTGCTCGAAGAATGTTATTGGTCCAAGAAAAAATACCCGAATCAGTTTCATCCAGGCACGTACCTTTCGCCAGCCGATACATGGGTTGCGCCGGATCTCGCTACGTTTCCGATCAGTAATGTCGGGCCGGGCGGGATTATTGAAACGGCGTATTGGGATGATCAAAAATACGCGTACATGCCGCTTGTTAAAGCAATACTGCCAACGCGCTTTGATCTAGATCGCTGGTCAGACTTAACTGCTGAAACACAATTGAACGACGTATTCAATGGCGTGTCTGCCGTCAGGTTGGCATCGGACCTAAATAGCGCAGATGGTCTTCGTCAAAATAATCGCGGACGCCCGTACACCTACGAACCTGCACAAGATGCATGTAGCATTTGGCCTATCGCGGATAAGCGATATGTCGTTCGTGTAACGTATAATGTTACACCTACGTGGATGTATAACCAGCAAAGCAATACCACGTTAATCGATCAATTGACGTCTGTCGTTGATGCTAAAGCAATTGTGTACTACGCCGTAGCGGAGATGTACGCGCAGCAATCAGACGACTATCAAGCTAGTCGCTGGGAGAAAAAGGGCAATCAGCGTATCAGTGATCTCAAAGGTTGGCAGAATACAGGGGAAGCCATTATCGCGGATACAGAAGCAGCTTTCGATGATAATTATGATACGAGCGATCGCCGTGTTCCTAACTGGAATACCGCCCCGGTGATTCGATGAAACCTCCTGAACTCCAAACAGCGTATACTGAGCAATGGAAATCCGGTCTCGATACACGTCAAGGGGTTTTTCAAAATATCGGAGAGGATAAATTCTCCGCATTTCGGGAACTCACAAACTGCATCGTAACAGTCAATGGAAACCTAAAGACACGGCCACCGCTGTTGGATGTTGGCGGGACTCTGGCCACCAATTCACAGGGACTTCTTTACAGCAAAGGAAAATTCTTTACGTTCGGTGAACGCGGTACGGTGGTTACGCATATCGGCAACGTTGCGTCGACTGTTACCACATTACTCTTCGACACGCCCGATGACACACTCGGATATGCGGGAACCTTTGGCCAATGGACGCTGCTGAACTACGGCGTGTACCAAGGATATCAATACGCGATTATCCAACACGGACGCAATTCGGTCGCTAGCCCATTCATCAACCGCTTGCATATTTGGGACAACCGTCCCAATGAACCGACGTACGTATGTGATCCAGCGACACCTACCGATTGGTCGCTTGGCAATTACCCGCAATGGGCATACGGCCAGGGCACAGGTATTATCGGCGTTCAAAAAAGCTACACTCCGGCATCCGAGTATGCTGCTGAGAAGCTATGGATTAGCCGTGCAGATGGCAACGTTGCATTCTCAGGTATCGGACGCGCACGTATTTGGAATAGCCGTTCAGTAGCGGACATCGAACAAAACGGTACGATGTACTACACACGTGCTACAACTGGCGGAGTGTACGCAATAACGGTTCCTGAGTTGTTTACCGATCTCTCTGATTTAAACGGCAACTACTCAGGCTATATCACTGAGTACCTTACTCCCGGTGGAGGTTGGATAGAACCGTCGATTCCTGCTGCGGTGTACGCGTCTATTACCCCGGTGTGGAGCACCGTAGGCTACACTCGCATAACAGGAGGGGCTAACGTTTCTATTCCTGATGGTGGGCTCGTTCGTGTTCGCTTTCTGGCAAAACCTGCCGTGACAATCGTGTCAGGAGTGCTTCTCGATCCAGGTGGAGTGACGTTCACGGGAGACGCGGTTAGATATCAATTTAAAACGTCGTTTCCGACTTCAGCGACTTTAGATTTTCCGCTAGCATTCAGACCGTCAGGATTTGTACTTCGCGTTAACAGCTCGATTATGCGGAGAACTACGTCCACTGTTACGGGTCAATTTGATTTAATCGACAGTGGCGGACTCGCACAGATAAATTTTAACGTAACCACGCAGACGGTAACTGCGGCTAATCCAGTATCGCAAGTTCAAACGACAATGAACTATGCCGATGCCACCAATACGGATGTCCCAGCTATCCTCTATATCAACGGAGTAAAGCAAACTACTGGATTCGTATATACAAACATCGGAAACTTGGTGCGTGTAGATCTATCTCCTACACAAAATATCAATGGCCAAACTTTGGTCCTTGCACTCACACCTATCGCTGCATCTGTTATAAATTTAGATGGTACTAATATAATCATCTCATCTGGTAAAATATCGCAAGGTGGTACGCAAAGTAATACGTCTGCGCTGTTTAAAACAGACCTTACGGGACTTACCGCCAGCACTACATACTACTTAACAGTTGGCGGAAATATTGCGAATCTCCAAAACGTAGCGACTATGCTCCCTTCGTTACGCGCTAACACGCGTATTGTCGCCACGCTCACATCGGACGCAGCAGGTAACGTATTGAGTTATGCAGCATTTGTGTCACCCGATCTTGCGCAGACGCCGTGGTACGTAGCGCGGCATCAGTTGAACCTAACGTACTTCTCAGGTGAAAATGAAGCTGCGTTCATTAACTCAAGTACCCATGATGATAGCGGACTGCCAGTAACCACGATGGTTGCTGTCAAGAACCGTATGGTGATTTGCTACCCACGACGCACGCTGCTATATCAAACGTCAGCGGATCTTACCGGCTTGGCGTTCATTGACTTATATGCATTTGGTACGAACGATCCGACAAGCCTGTTGTACAACCGTCCGGTGATCAACACCCAACGCGGCGTACGCGGCTTTGATTTGACGGGCTTAAACTTCCAGTCATTGGAAGACACCAACATCGGAGAGGCTATCCAGTTTCTTGGTATCCTGTCGTTTTCTTCGGTGGCATTCTGGCCGTGGACCGGGCAATACGTTGCATTCGGCACGCTGAATAACCCGCAGCTATACGCCACAAAGGCCAAGCTCGATGCTGATAGTCCATTAAATAACAGCGGTGCAATATTTGGTATTTTCATCCTGTCGATGTCGAAAGAATCCGGTACACTCGCATGGTCGTTCAACATCGTTCCAGGCCTAACATCTAGCGATATTAAGAACCTTATTCCCGTAAATAACAAGTTGTATACCCGCAGTAGTACAAAGATGTACTACTTAGACGCTGAGGCGACCGTCTATACGGATGCTCCGCAGAACACGGTTATCGCATCTCGTGCAGTGACGCAATACAACCATCTCAGTGCACCGAATAAACTAAAACGCCTCATTAGTCTATCTGCCGTAGCCTTAGGAAAATTGTCGTTTCAGTCGGCTTTGAATCCGACCTTAGCTGGAACACAAGTTGAATGGGGTCCGACGCTTTTGAATACGACGTGTTCCTTTCACGGGCACGGCATCGGCAGTATCCATATTATTGACAGCCAATACCGCTGCCGGATTTGAATTGCAAAACCTTCAAGTCGAGTACGTTCAAGCTGGTCGATCTTAAAGTGAACGCTCGCTAACCCATCAACGGATACACACATGGCCGCTCTCACTTTATTCGCAAATTATCGCAACAAAAAGGTTGCGGGCTCGTTGATGACGATGTCCGCCACTGAGGATACGGTAACCGTTCAGGTTAATGCTCCCGCTAACGGAACTCCCGGCACCCCGATGCAGACGCGGTTCAATGCCAACATGGCGACGAATCGTGCAGCGGTACAGTTTGTCAGCACTGCCGCATGGTCTTACCATAGTGTTGCCGGACAGGTTGCGACTGATGGCTATCCGGTTGCTGCCAATCAGGCCCTTACCCTCACGTTTCAAGACGGCGATATCTTCTACGTGCTAGGTACTGCCGTCGTATTGCACGCCTTAGTGGTTGGCAATTAAGATGCCAGATTACCTTCCGCTTGGGCTCACTGCACCCGCCTCGCTCGCAAGCGGTAATTTTTTACAGCGCCTATTCGCTGTGGGATCGTACACACAAACCCTTGGCGTAGCTTCGCTGGTTGTGTCCGTTCCGGGCATGCTTTCCACGGCCAACGTGTTTCTAACTATTAATCAGGTAGACGTTACGATGCTGATGGCTACTGCCGTACCGGCTGTGGGGCAGTTTACTTCTACTGCGGTGGCACCTACAGCAGGTTGTAAAGTTTCGTACATGGTATTTCAATGAGCACGTTGCCTGCCTTTTCAATTACCTATGTGTTCAATGGCGATGTCTCGGCATCGGCCAAAGTGAATGCTTCGGCCTTGGATGTGCAATTTGGTAACCTCGCTACTGCGCAGAATCAAACAAAAGCAGTGCTCGATACGATTACTGATTCGTCTAATAACCTTGCAGCTCAAACAGTTGGATTAACTCAGCTCAAAGCTGAAGTCACTTCTGCGCTTAAACTCGCGGGCACAACCCCTGGTGCGATTTTTAAAAAGATTACGGCGATTGTCACTGCGGCATTGACCACGACCGGACTTGTTACCGATGATGTAGTTATCTTTACAGGAACTACGACGCAGACATACAACATGCCCGCTTGCGTAACGGGACGGGAATTGATCTTTGTGAATCGCAGTAGTGCCACTGTCACATTGAACAGCATCGGAAGCGACACTATGAATAGTAGCGTAACGGTGACACTGACAACGGGTCAGATGGCATTCTTTTACGGTAACGCGACCGACTTTGCAGGACGGGTATTCTAATGTCGAATGTGCCTAACGTTGCTATCACGTACACCTTCAACGGTGATACTACCTCGCAAAATCTAGTTAATGCTTCACAGCTCGACACGCAGTACGGTAATCTCGCTACAGCGCAGAATCAAACCAAAGCAGCGTTGGATGTCATCACTGACCCGACGAATCAACTTACCTCACAAGCGGTCGGTTTTACGCAGCTCAAAGCTGAAGTGCGCAACGCACTTCTTGGCAAGTTCGGCGCAACCCTCGGCACTGCGGCAAAGACTGCGGTAAGGCTTGTTGGTCTGGCTAATGTTGCAGCACTCAGCGGCGCTGCCACCTTAGACGGCACGGCGGTTGCCAATGGTGATTACGTCTTGCTCACAGCGCAAACCACGACCAGTCAAAATGGCCTGTGGGTTGTCAATACCGCTGGTGCGTGGACGCGCCGTAGCGACCTTCCTACAGGTGCAGTACAAGGCAGTGGCTGGTATGTCCTCGCGTACAGTGGATTGACGCAGACCGGCTTGGCATGGGCCGTGTACAGTCCCGGCACCAATATCGTCGATACGGATCCGATGTTGTTCTTAGCGTTGGCACAAAACTTCGCAGCGCCAATAACGATTTACACCCTTGATACAATTGCGCAGCTTAAAGGTGTAGCGGCGCCCCCTTTTGCCGCGACGTATCTCGTTCGCGGCTACTACCTAGCTGGCGACGGCGGTGGTGGTACGTTCCGCTGGAATAGCGCGGATGTGACGGCTGACAACGGCGGTACCGTCATACAGGCGACTGGCGTGGTAACGGGGCGGTGGAACCGACTGTTTAACGGTGAAATGAATGCGCGATGGTTCGGGTGCAAGGCCGACAATGCGACGGACGATTTTACTGCTGCACAAGCCGCTATCAATGCGGCGGTAGGCGTCGTGTACTTCCCTGACGGGACATATAACTTGAGCGCCACGCTTGTCGTTCCGCTCAACCTTCGCGTAAACGGTAATGGGTCCTTAAAGACGGTATTCGCGCCAAGTCACGCTGGATTCTGTTTTACCGCTATCAACGGTTCGGCTGTCGTTGAAGTTTATTCATCATTGGCATTTTCCCGGTTTGCTATCAACGGCAAAAACGGGATCATCTTAAATCAAAACGAAGTGAACTTTGCGTCGAACGCGCCGATCATCAAAGCGGTGTTCACTGACCTGTACTTGTTAGGCACCTATTCCGCCGCTAACGGCGACGCGGCGTTTGAGACGAGCAATCTACGCAATAACGCTAACGCACTTGACTCATCGCTAACATCAACGACACCGAGCGCAGCTAATACCTACACGGATGTGTCCGCATACGGGATCGGGCTATCTCTGACTAAGGTATTTGATTCAAAGATTGAAAACTGTTCAATTCGCTCCTTTGGTGTCGGGGTCGCGTTTATTGGCTCGGACATAAACACGGTTGACACCGTCCGTTTTGATATTAACGGCATTAGTGTGTACGATAGGCGTGTAGGCACGTACGGGTCGCAGAACCTTCTTAACCACTGCGACATACTGCAAAACAAACGGGTTCCGTGCATTCTCTGCCACGGCACAAAGTTCACCACTCTGCAAAACAACTACGTTGAAACATCGAAGGCGAGTGGTTGCTATTTGTGGATCGACGACACGGAAGGTTTTCAGGCGCGTGGAAATCGTTTCGACGACTGTTTTTTCTATTTTACCACGATGCCGTTTGCCATTGTGAATGCACCGAAGTGGAATAATAAACTGAGCCAGAACAGGTATCAGCGGTACGCAACGACCTCGCCAATTATTCGTAACCTCGGGTTTACAAACCTAGATTCTAATCACACGCAGCTCGCGGCCATCGAAGACAACGGCATCTATTTTCCCAAGTGGCAGAATTTCCTTCCGGGCTACGCTTTGGGAGCTGTTGCGCAGTACAGCCTTAGCCCGTGCAACATCTTAGGCCCCGATACGCTCGGGGGAAACATCGCAACTCCCGTAGTGGCTGACGGTGCGCTGTACGTATTTTATGACGCCGGTGGCGGCGTGTTGTCATGGAGTCCTCGCCTTCGCTCTATGGCTAAGAGGGTGCTATCACTGTTGATTAACGCTAAAGCAACGGCTGGAGTAACGATTTTCTTCACGATCACACACAACGCCGCAGACGGTACGATACGGTCAACTCCCGTATCAGCGGCGATAGGCGGGTTCAACACGGTGACCTACGCAACGGTGACGCAGGCCGTAACCCTCACTTTGGACCCCCTCGAAGGCGATTATCTAGGCATCACTTGGGCTACATCATCAGCGCGTATAGCCGGATTGGAAGTGGCATAATCATGGACATCTCACCCGAACTCATTTACGCCGCTGTAGCGGGACTCGCTGCGGCTGTTGCATGGCAAGCCCGTCAAGCCACGGCAAACCATAAAGCGTGTGAAGAGCACAATCGTAAGCTCGATGACCGTGTCACCGCATTAAGTGATCACACCAACGACTTGCTCGTTGGCGTCATTCGTGAAAACAGTGAGAGCAATCAAGCTGTTGTTGAGTATTTGCGTAAGCTCCGTAACGCTGTAAATAACGGAAACGACGTAGATACTGACAGCAGCCTATTAACAAGTATTCGCGATGGATTTGAGTATACCCCTCTTGAGCGCAGAGAAGATGGCACTACTGTAATCATTAAGCGAAAGATTTAATCATGGGCCTGCTTGATAGTGCGTCGGGTTTTGTACATAATATTCCCGGTGCGATCGGCAGCGGAGCCACACAGACATACCATAAAGCCGGAAACGGCGGACAGCAGCTTCTTCAGAATCCGCACCAATACGCGCTCGATCATCGCGATGAAGAGCAAACAGCCGGTTCCCTTTACTATGGCGGCTTGGCCAATGTGGGCGGCTCGGTTTACGGTGGCGCTGTTGGCAGCATGAACGGCGCAAGTGCCGGACCAGGAAGCGGTGGTTCAGGATCCGTGGGCGGTGCGCCTGCGGAAGGCACCTTTGCTGCGGCAAACATCGGCGCAGGATACCAAGGGGCACATCAAGGACAGATGGCCCCTGGCGAACGCTACGATGAAGTAGCAGGCGGCGCAAACGCTTTCGGTGCACAGGAAGCACTGCAAAATGAAGCAGCACGTCAAAAAGCTGCACAAGACAAAGAAGACAACCTTCTCAGTCAAAACGCAGCCAACTTTGGTGAAGGCTTTAGTGGCAACGCTACACAGAATGCAGCGCGTATTAATTCCCAACGCACTGCGCTGTCCCAAAACGCACAGCAGCAAGGTTTGAACGAAGCCGATAACGCATATCAAGCAGGTACCACGGGCAACCGTATCAGGCAAGCTAACAGCGGAACGTTCGGCAGTGGCGTAGATGCGCAGGCACGCAACGATCTATTGGGTGACTACTACAACCGTGTCGCTGGCGCAAGTAACGCGGGCACCAATGCCGGTCGCGGTTTCGACACGAACCTGCAAGGTCAAAAATCCCGTATCGCAGGGGCCATCAAGAACGGTCAGGTAACCGACGCTACAGGAATGTCTTATGACGCCGCAACGCTTGGGAACACGAACGCGTACGGCACAGCAGTGGGCGCATCGGCGGGGGGTCTTGCTAGCGGCTATAGTGCAAACTTGTTAAATGGCGCGTATCGTAACTAATGAAAAATTTACTAAACATGAACACGGCAGCTCCGCTAACACAGGTCCAGCAACCCGGTGCACCTCAAGATGATGGGTCCACTGATCCTAACCAAACACAGGTCAATCCTGCTGTCCGTGGTGGCTTAACCAATCTCACCAGTCAAACCAAAGCGCCCGTATTCGGCGCGATGTTTAAGTAAGGCGCACCATGAGTTCCCTCTTCCCGGCTGGCGCAGCGGCAAACGTTGGTGGTAACCTACTCAACGCATATGGGCAAACACAGGGTGGCGCTGCTGCCAGTGGTGAACGCCGTCGTCAGCTCATGGAACAAGACGCGATACAGGAAGAAGCCAACCGTAATGCACAAAACGAACTCGCTACGTACAATCCCGTGTTGCAGCAGCGTGCTGCTCAAGATGCGTTAAACGCTCCGGGTCAAGCGGCCATTGCGCAAACTGCCGCAGCGCAACCCAAAGGCGGCGACATTGGAAATGCTGGTGCTGCACAGATGGCGGGTGCTGACGTGTCAGCAGGTGCGTCTCAACGTGCTGCGTTGGTTGCGCAAGCAACAGCGCCACAGGAAGCGGAGCAGGGAATAAACAACAGGCTTTCGCGCTTCAGTGATACCAACAGTACACTTGAGAATAAAGCCGGTCGACTGGCTAAACTCTATGACATGAGGGTTAATACCTCAGCCAATGCGGGGGGCGAGTATCGCGCCGCTGGAAAGATGCTGTCGAGTGCAGGTAGTATGGGCATGGGCGCTAGTGGTATGATGGGCGGATAAACGCTCTTGTTTTTCATTCACGTTTTTCTATTCTCCTGCTAGGAATCTATCATGTTCGGTAACGCCAGACCTGCCAAAACCCCCGGTGCTGCTATTTCCTTCCTGTCTGGGAAGAAATACAAGCCCACTGACAAAGTCATGGTTGATGACGGTGACACTTCCGATGAAGGGTTTCCAAGCCAGGGGGTTTCTTCTTCCAAGGCTCCGGCACGTAATGCACGCCCAGGAGCACCTGTGCCAGGGTCGACTAACGATAATCCTGGTGGTAGCTCGGATGACGGCTCAGACGATGGCGATCTGAAGCAACAGGTCGACTCGTTGATCGATCAGTACGGTGCTCAAGCCGTACAGGATCAAGTCGACCAGTGCGTACAGGAAGAGCAAAACGGCACTGAGACTGACGACGATTCTAACACTGGCGCCGCTAATCCGATGCAGGGGTAACCCATGACCGTCCGCGTCATGTCGGCGGGACTGCCGACCACACGTTACGAAGATCAAAGTTCACCTGTGCTGGATGGCTTAGGCCATGCAGCACAGACGCTATTGGAATTGGGTCCGAAGCTCGGTCAGATCAAGCTGGAAAAAGATCGGCTTGCGCTTGATCAACAGCGCGAGAATCGTGCGCAGAATCAGCAGGGCTTTGAGCAAGGTCGGCAAACTGTTGCCGATCAGCGTACGCAAATCGAAGCGGCTCCTGGCGCATATCATAATACGCCAAGCCTGTACGACAACGCATTAGCGGATCAAACCGAAACGGCGAACGCTTCGAAAGGCATTGCACCCACGGGCTACACGCCGGGTCTGCCACATGCCAAAGTCAATGCTGTTCCACTCAGTGGTTTCGCATCTGCGTTGGACGTCAATCACCCCAATAACCCTTTCACTGCGCAAGATTTTAACAATAATCTACAGTCAGAGAACACACAGAACGACCAGTCGCATCAGCCGGTTCAATCGCGTGCAGGTACTACGTACGAAGATACGATGCGTATTAAGCAAGCTCCGATGTACCTCAATCGGGATAAACTAAATGCGAACATTGACTACCATAACCAAAATCTAGGTGTTCATCAGCAAATGGCCGATGCGGCTACTGAACGCGCCGATGCGGCTGCGGATCGTACCGATCAAGTAGATGGTTTGGCACACCAAAAACTTATACAGACGATGCGGAATGCTGAAATTCGCGAATCAGATGGAGCAACTAACGCTATTCCAAAGCCCCCTAGTTACGAAACACCGGAAGTCAAAGCCGCTTACGGTAAGCAGGTAGCTGCGGAACGTCAACGTGTGGCTAACAAGTGGTCCGCCATTCGCGAAGACCGTGAAGAAACCACAGCCGCACCACCTGTCGATGACGAGAATGCGGTTATGGATAAGTTGCTTAAACTGAATGCTGCACGTAAGGGCACGCCGTAATGCCTGATTACGATAAAATCGTAAATGAAATGAGCCCGGATGACGCCGCTTCGCTGTTTGCAGAAAACGGCATGTCGGATCAACCGATGGCGCAGCAGATCGTTCGTAAACTGAAAGGCGCGCAAACACGCCAGCGTATCGCAGCGGCAACCGCAGATGGTAAGCCGATGTTTGATACGCCAGACAGTGATAGCTCGACTGTATTGGGTACGGCTAAGCAGGTCGGCAGAGCTATTGTTAGTGTACCTAAAGAACTCGGCAGTGCGATCGTTAATACGGGAGGGCAGACCGTGAAGGGTTTGTCAACTCCTGTTAATCGATATCGCGGGCGTCAACTGGAAGCACAGGACTCACTTCACAATCCGTCAGGTGAAACCGACCCTCTACTGAATGACATCTATGCGGGCGATGTAAATAGCAACGCGGCAAATCGCGAGACACATCGCGACATCGCGGATGCTGTGGCGGATACCCAACTTCCCATTAACTCGGCAGTCGCTCGGGGGGTTGGAAGTATCGTACCATACATGACCCCGTTGGCACCTGTTGTCATCGCAGGCAGTGCAGGCAATCGCTTTCAGGAGGCAAAGGAGCATGGCGCTTCCGACTTTGGTGCCGCTGGTGCTGGTGTGGCGGATGCCGCGTTAAATACCCTCATCCCAGCAGGTTTGGGGCGTTTGGCAAAAGCCGGTGCAGGCCTTCGTACTGCGGGAATGGGGGTCGCTGGTGGCGAAGCGATGCATGTAGCAAACGCCGGAATCACTGCCACATATGACACTGACGCAGCCAAGGCTCAACTGCTAGAT